AAATTTAGGGTTGACGACGTTGATGGCAGGGGTTGACGGGGTTGCTCCCGACCACGTTTCGCTTGCCGAGCTCGCGCGCCTGCGGGGGGTGTCGAGGCAGGCGCTCGCCAAGCGTGTCGACCGCCTCGAGGCGAGGGGCGCCCTCGCCACGATCCGCGGCCAGCGCGGCGAGCGCATGATCAGCATCGCCCAGTTCGACCGGGCGACCGAAGAGACGACCGACGCGGTCCGCGCCGGCAACGGCGCGCCGGCGGAATCGAGCCCCAAGCTCGCTCACGCGCAGGCCTTGCGCGCCGGCTACGCCGCCGAGATCGCCCGCCTCGATCTCGACGAGCGCCTCGGCCGGCTCCTGCCGATCGAGGACGTCGAGAGGGCGATGACCGCCTGCGCCGAGGCGATGGTGCGCTTGATCGACCAGATGCCGACCCGCGCTGACGATCTCGCCGCCGCCGTGGCGCGCGACGGCACGCAAGGGGCGCGGGTTTTCCTTCGCGAAATGGCTCGCGACCTGCGCGCCCGGCTCGCCCAGGAAATGCGCCTTCTCGGCGCCGCGCCGTCCGCCGATGATGACGCCGCCGACGCCGCATGAGCGCCAGGCCTTCCGCGATCGCCGTCGTCGCGGGCGCGCTGGCGGCCGTCTTCGTCCCGCCGACGCCGATCGCGCCCTCGGCGTGGGCCGAGCAAAATCTCGTCGTTCCCGACGGCCCCAAGGCCGGCGAGCGCTGGAGCCTCTCGCTGACGCCCTACGTCATCGAGCCGCTCGACAATCTCGGGCCGGACTCGAGCGTCAACGAAGTGGCGGTGCGCAAGTCGGCGCAAACCGGCTTCACGACGCTGCTGCTCGCCGCGATCGGCCACTCGATCGACCGCGACCCCTGCCGGATGATGGTCATCCAGCCGACCGAGGCGGCGCTCAGCGAGTTCAACCGAGAAAAATTGCAGCCGGCGATCGACGGTTCGAAGGCGCTGGCCGAGCGCGTCACGCCGCAGACCTCGCGCTCCGCCCAGGGCTCGACGACCTATAGCAAGAAGTACCGCGGCGGCTCGCTGACGCTGGCCATCGCCTCGAGCGCGGCGGATCTGCGCTCAAAGACGATCAAGAAGCTCTTCCGCGACGAGATCGACGAATATCCCGACGACCTCGACGGCCAGGGCGATCCGCTCGAGATCTCGGACGGCCGCCTCTTCAGCTTCCTGGCGCAAGGCGACTGGAAAAAGATCGACATCTCGACGCCGACCATCGCCGGCGCCTCGAAAATCGACCGGCGCTTCGAGCAGGGCGACAAGCGCTTCTGGCATGTCGAATGCCCCCATTGCGGCGACGAGTTCAAGTTCGAGTTCGGCCCCAACTTCCGCTTCGCCGAGCCGTTCCCCTACAAGGCCCACTATGTGACGCCGTGCTGTGGCGTCGTCATCGCCGCGCATGAGAAGGTCGGCCTGGTGCGCGCCGGCCGCTGGATCGCCAGCGATCCGCGCCCCGGCGCCTTTCCGAGCTATCACTTCGACACGCTGTCGAGCCCCTTCGTGCCTTGGGACGAGGTCGCCAAGGCCTTCATCGGCGCCGGCGACAATCCGGCGAAGCTGAAAACCTTCTACAACCTCTGGCTTGGCCTTCCCTTCGAGATCAAGGGCGACGCGCCCGACCACGCGCGGCTCCTCGAGCGCCGCGAAGACGGCTTTCCGCGCGGCCATATCCCGCCACGCGGGATTCTCCTGGTGGCGGCGGCCGACGTGCAGATGCGCGGCATCTGGGTCGAAGTCCTGGCGGTGGCGCCGAACCGGGAAAGCTGGCCGGTCGACGTGCTCTACCTCGACGGCTCGACCGAGGCGGTCGACGGCGAGGCGTTCGAAAAGCTGAAGGCGCAGGTTCTCGACCGTGAATATCCCGACGCCTTCGGCGGCAAGCGCCGGCTCGACGGTCTCGGCGTTGACTCCGGCTATCGCAGCCATGTCGTCTACGCCTGGGTGAGGCGAAACCAGCGCGTCCATCCCGATTCCGGCCAGGACGTGGTGCTGGCGCTCGACGGCCGCGACGGCTGGGGACGTCCGGCGATCGGCACGCCGACGCTGGTCGACATCAACCTGGCGGGCCAGCGCGTCAAGAAGGGCTGCAAACTCTGGCCGGTCGGCACCTGGCCGCTCAAAGGGGCCTTCTACGCCGATTTGAACAAGGAAGGCGTCAAATCCGGCAAGCCGGTCGACCCCGAGGGTTATTGCCACTTCTCGGCCTGGCTCGACGAGACCTATTTCAAGCAACTGACCTCGGAATACATCGCCGAGCAGACCCTGCGCGGCAAAATCCGTAAGATTTGGAAGCTGCGCGCCTCCGAGCGCGACAATCATCTGCTCGACTGCCGCGTCTACAACCTGGCGCTCGCCGAATATCTCGGCTTGAGCGCCATCACCCGGGACGAGTGGGCGCGCCTCGCCAAATCGCGCGGGCTTCCGCCCGACGACGCGCTGGCGCTGTTTAAGCCCCGCGGCGGGGCGCCGGAAAAGGGCGCGGAGGCCGCCGTGCCGGCGCCGGCCGCCCCGGCAAAGACGCCGGAGACGCCGGCGGAGCGGCTGGCGCGCCTCGCCAAAGCCAATGCGGAGCTGTTTCGATGACGATAACGGCCGCTGAGCGCCTTCTCGAGGCTGAGGAGCAGTTCCATCGCTTCCAGCTCGGCCAGGCCAGCATCGAGGTCGAGGTCGACGGCCGCCGCGTGCGCTTCAACCGCACCAATATCGACGACCTCGAAGGCTATATCGCGCGTCTCAAGGACGAGGTCGCCTGCCGCAGGCCGCGCAATGGCGCGATCGGGTTCACCTTCTGATGGCCGGCGCGATCGTCCCCCTGGGCGCCGCCGGCTGGGCGGCGCTCCCCCCCGCGCCGTCGCCGAAGCGCCGCGGCGCCGAGACTGCGCCCCGCGTCAAGGCGGACGCGACCCTCGATCATGGCGTGGTGACGGACTATGAGGCGCCCTATCACGCCCAGAGCGTCTTCACCCAGGATCTCGCCTCATTCCGGCCGCCGATGCGGTCGGGCGATTTCGCCTCGACCATCCGCCGCGACCTCACGCTGGCGCGCGTCCAGGACATCGTCCGCAACGATCCGCACGTCTCCAGCGCGCTCGACAAGCTCTGCGACCAGATCGTCGGCGTCGGTCTGCGTTGGTCGTCGCAGCCGGACGGTCGCCTGCTCGGGGTCTCCGACCGGAACGTCCTGCGCGACCTCGGCAAGACGATGGAGGCGGAGTTCCGCCGCTTCGCCGACGATCCCAGGCGCTTCTGCGACGCCGAGCGGCGCCGCAGCTTCAACGGCGTGCTGCGTCTTGCCTGCCGCACTTGGCTCGCGAGCGGGGAAGCGATGGCGGCGCTGGGCTCGGCCGACGATCCGCGCTCCCCATATCAGACGGCGGTGTTGCAGATCGACCCCGACCGGGTCTGCAACCCCTACGGCCAGCGCGACACGCTGACGCGCCGGATGGGGATCGAGCTCAACGACCGCGGCCAGCCGATCGGCGCGCACGTGCGCGAAGCGCATCTCGGCGACTATTGGGCGCCGGCCGAGCAGATGAGTTGGACCTATGTGCCGCGCGAGACCGACTGGGGGCGGCCGATCTTCATTCACGCCTTCGAGGGCCTCCGCGAGAGCGACACCCGCGGCACCTCGCCGCTGATCGTGCTGATCGGTCGGCTGCGCATGCTCGGCCGCTTCACCGACAACGAGCTCGCCAGCGCGACGATCAACGCGCTGTTCGCCGCCACGATCGAGTCCGACCAGCCGGCCGACGACGTCGCCGACCGGCTGCGGCCGGCGGCCGACGTCAAGGCGGCCAACCAGAACCTGATGGCGTCCTGGCTCGAATATTACCAGACCTATCCGGTCAGGCTCGGCGGCGTGCGGGTGCCGGTGATGGCGCCGGGCTCGACGCTGAAGTTCAACAACGCCCCGCGCCAGACGACCGCGTTCCCCGCGTTCGAGACCGCATTTCTGCAGACGATCAGCTCCAAGCTCGGGCTCGCCTACGAGCAGCTCAAGATGGACTGGTCGAAGACCAACTATTCGAGCGCGCGCGCGGCGCTGAACGAGGTCTGGCGCGGCATCCTGCGCGGCGCAAAGGTGCTGGTCGAGCAATATGTCACGCCGATCCACCTCGCCTGGGCGGACGAGGCCTTCGACCGCGGCTATGTCAGGCCGCCGCGCGGCGCGCCCGCCTTCTGGGACGCGCCGGGCGCTTACTTGCGCGGGCGCTGGATCGGGCCGCCGCGCGGCTGGGTCGATCCGGTCAAGGAGATGGAGGCCGCGGCCCTGCGCATCGAGGGCATGATCTCGACGTTGCGGGACGAATGCGCCGATCAGGGCAAGGATTACGAAGAGGTCCTCGACCAGATCGCCCAGGAAGAGGAGGACCTCAAGGAGCGGGGCCTCACGCGCATGTCGCTGGTCGCCGCGGTGCAATCGACGCGCGGGCCGAAGCCCGACAGCGAAGAGGCGGTCGGTCCGGCGGGGCCCGGCGGCCAGGACAAGGAAGGGTCGCGATGAGGGGCCTGTCTCGCGTCGCGGCGCGCATCTTCAATGCGCCGCTCCTGATCACGCCCGACGCGGCGGAGACGATCGCCGCGGCGCTCGGCGCGCGGATCGAAGGCGTCGGCGAGGCGCCGAAGCCGAAGGCGTTCGACGACGAGGACGACGGCTCGCCGTTCGCCCCCGACGATGGCGAGCCCTATGCGATCGCCGATCGGGTCGCGATCATCCCGGTCCATGGCGAGCTGATCAACCGCGGCTCCTGGCTCGCGTCGGCGTCCGGGCTGACGGCTTACGAGGGCGTCGCCGCGAAGCTGAAACGGGCCGCCGCCGATCCGCGGGTCGACGGCGTTCTCCTCGACCTCGACAGCCCGGGCGGCGAGTTCGCCGGCGCGCTCGAGGCCGCGGCAGCAGTGCGTGCGACGGCCGCCGTCAAGCCGGTCGTCGCCTTCGTCAATTCGCTCGCCGCCTCGGCCGGATATGCGCTGGCCGCCGGCGCGAGCGAGATCGTCGTGCGGCCGAGCTCCACCGTCGGCTCGATCGGCGTCGTGTGGTTGCATCTCGACCGCTCGAAGGCCTACGCCGAGGCCGGGATCAAGCCGACGCTGCTGCACGCCGGGGCCTTCAAGATCGACGGCAATGCGATGGAGCCGCTGGAGAAGGGCGCGCGCCAGCGCATCCAGGCCTCGATCGACGAATCCTACGAATTGTTTCTCGCGTCCGTGGGCAAGCACCGGCCGGCGCTCGGCGCCGAGGGCGCCCGCAAGACGGAAGCGGGCCTCTTTCTGGGCCAGAAGGCGGTCGACGCCGGGCTCGCCGACCGGGTCGGCGAATTCGACGTCGCCGCCGCGCGCGCCCGCAGCCGCGGCCGGGAATCCGGGCCGCGCATGAACGCGAAAGGCGAGGACATGGCGGTCAAATTGCATCGCGCCGGCGAATCTCACGCGTCCGGCCTGATCGAAGCGGGCAAGGTCGACAAGACCTCGTCGTGGTCGTTCTCGGCCGAGGACGGCGATGCGCTCCTCGGCGAGAAGGGCGACGATTGGGGCAATTACGCCGCCTTCCATCTCGGCGAGGACGATGCCGAGACGGACAAGACCAAGGCGCGCTGGAAATACCCCTACGGCAAGGGCGGCAAGGTCTATCGCTCCGGCGTGATCGCGGCCAAAAGCCGCGCGGCCGCCGAGGACGCCAAGGACATCGAGGCGGCCGCGTCGCGCCTCCTCGACAAGATCGACAAGGGCGACGACGAAAAGGAGGCCGCGATGGCTGACCAGGTGGCCCTCGAGGCCAAATTTCAAGAAGGACATGCTGCGGCGTTCAAGCGCGTGACGGCGGCGATGGCGCTGCCGGAGGCGAAGGGCCGCGAGGCGCTCGCCGTCAAACTCGCCGCGAGCGACATGAGCCTCGAGGCGATCAAGGACACGCTGGCCGAGATCCCGGCGTCGGGCTCGGCGCGGATGGATCGCATGTCGCATCCCGACGTCAAGCCCGGCGGGGCGCCGCCGGCCGACGCGGCGCAGGCGCAGGCCGACGCCAACTGGGCGACGATCGTCGCCGACATCAACAAGCAGGCCGGCGTCAAGGCTTGAGCCGGGCCGCCTGACGCGCCTCTGGCGCGGCTTCCCAACCCTCTTCGGAGTCTTTCCCCATGACCGCCACTGTTTTCACCGAGGCCATGCACCCGATGGCCCCTCTCCTCGAGGCCCACCACAACCTGTCGATCGACGAAGTCATCATCGCCGCGAGCCAGACGATTGTCGTCGGCCAGGTGCTCGGCGCGATCGGCGTCGCCGCCGACGAGACGCTCACGGTCGCCGCGGCCGCCGGCAACGTCGGCGACGGCACGGTGACGCCGGACGCGACCGCGCCGGTGCGCAGCGACGCCAAGGACGGCGCCTATAGCGTCGTCTTTCTCACCACCGGCGCGACCGCCGAGTTCGAGGTCACCGATCCCGACGGCCAGGTGGTCGGCACGGGCGCGGTCGGCACCGGATTCGCCGGCCCGATCAAGTTCTCCATCGCCGACGACTCCTCGCATCACTACACCGTCGGCGACCGCCTGACGATGACCGTGCTGCGGCCGTTCAACGAGGCGGGCGAGCAGTTCGAGGCGTGGAGCCCGACGGCGACCGACGGCTCGCAGACGGCGGTCGCCGTGGCGATGTATCCCGTCACCACCGGCGCCGGTCAGACCGCCAAGATCGCCGCCGTCCGGCGCGACGCGGCGGTGCGGGCGTCCGACCTCACCTGGGCCTCCGGCGCCACCACGGCGCAGATCCAGGAAGGGCAGAACCAGCTCGCCAAGAAGAGCATCGTCCTGCGCTGAGCCGGCGCATCACGCCGCGTCAAGGAGGTCCGTCGATGGCGAAGTTTAACGCCAAGGAAAGCGCTGTCGCGCTTCTCAACCGTCCGGCCGCCAAGGACCGGGCAGACTTCGCCGCCCGCGCCGCCGCCTGCCATTTGCTTGCGTCGCATCCATGGACGCCGGGCTTCGACCTCGTCGCGGTCTGGCCCGCCCACCTGCACGAGTTCGACAGGCTCGCTCCCGAGGACCACCGCGCCCTGGCGGCGGCGATCCTCGAGGCGGAAGCCGCGCGCCTCAAGCTCGCCGCCTAAACGCCGCGCCGGCCCGGCGTCCCCGGTCCACGCGCTTTCCTTCCTCCCTCTTCCGAAAGGCAAAACCATGTCGGTCCTCGACGTATTCGATAGCGACGCCTTCTCCTTCGCGTCGCTGACCAAAGCCATCAATCAGATGAGCCATGTGCCGACGATGCTGAGCAGCATCCCCGGTCTTTTCGAACCTGTCCCGATCCGCACCAAGGAAGTCTGGATCGAGCGCATCGGCGACCAGCCGACCATCGTCCAGTCGACCGCGCGTGGCTCGCCCCCGACCCAGGTCGGCGGCGATCGGCGCGATGCGCGCGCCTTCAACACGTTCCGCATCGCGCTCGCCTCGCGGGTGACGACCGAGGAGTTGCTTGGCATCCGCCGTTTCGGCAGCGAGATTGACATCAAGGACCTGCAGAGCGAGATCGGCAGGCGCATGTACAAGATGAAAAAGCGACGCGATATGACGATGGAATATCATCGCTTCAATTGCGTCACTCAAGGCAAGACGATCGACGCCGACGGCACGACGGTGATTTACGATTGGACGGCCGAGTTTGCCGCCGCCCCGAAGGGCGGCCGGACGCTGACGGCGCCGTCCGAGGTCGCCTTCAACTTCGCCGCCGGCACGCTCGGTTCGATCCGTCAGAACGCGAACGGGCTGGTGCGGGCGATCAAGCGCAATCTGTCGCTCGCCAACGGCGAGTCGGGCGCCGACATCGACGCCAATACGATCCAGGTCGTCGGACTTTGCGGCGACAATTTTTACGATCTGTTGACGACGCACCCCGAAGTGCGATCGACCTATCTCAACTGGGAGGCGGCGTCGGGGCTGCGCAACAGCGTCGGCGAGGTCTGGCGGCCGTTCTCTTTCGCCAACGTCAACTGGATCAACTACCGCGGCACCGATGACACCACCGGCCAGGCGGCCGACACCACGGGGGCGTCGAGCCTCACCTCGTTCGGCGTCGGCACCAATCATTGCAAGTTCTTCCCCGTCGGCGCGGGCATCTTCCAAATCGCCTACGCGCCGGGTGAGAAGTTCGAGTATCTCGGCAGTCCTGGCCAGGAGGAATACGCCATGATCGTGCGCGACCTGCAGCGCGACATGTGGGCCGACGTGGAGTCGTATTCCTATCCGCTGCCGGTCTGCACCGTGCCGCAGGCGCTCGCCTCCGGCCGCGCCGGGACCTAATGAACGGTCCCCGCTTCGCGCGCGAGGTCTTCGAGGCCTCGCGCGCCATCGACCGCGAGTTCGCGGAGGACTTCGCGTTCTCGCCCTTCGCGCAAGCGGCCGAGAAGGCGGCGCCGGACGTCGCCGATACCACCCGCGCCAGCGTCACGCTGCGGGCGGTCTATGTCGATCCGCACGCCAAGCTCATCGAGCCCGACTCCTATGACGCGCGCCAGGCGCGGCGCCCGGGCGTCGAGTCGGGCATGCCCCACGTCGAGATCTCGCCGCACGAGGTCGCCCGGCTTGGCGTGGCGCTAGGCGTCCCCTTCGTCATCGGGGCGGCCGACCATCTGCAGCGCCTCTCGGACGGCGCGACGTTCCGCGTCTCCGCCGTCTTCATGACGCCGAACGGCCTCATCCGGGCGAAAGTCAACAAGATCGGTTAAGGCATGTCGCTTTCCCGCCTCGCCGTTCGCCTCGCCGCTTACGAGGCGCTCTGCCCCTATGCCTCGGTCAGCGCTTTGCCGCAGGGACCGTGGCCGACGCTGGCGGGCGCCAATGTCTATGATTCGCGCGTCGACCCGGTGGCCAGCGAGGACGCCTGGAACGCCTTTCTCAAGGCGATCGAAAACCAGCCCCTTATCATCCTCTACACCGAGGAGCAGGAGACATCGCCGGTCGAGGGCGAATATCCCGCCGACAAGGAAGTCGTCGAGCTCGTCGCCGAACTGATGATCGCCGCGACCGGCTCGGTGCAGGTCACGCAGCCGGACGGGACGGCGGCGACGATCGGCACGCTCAGCGCCCCGCTCAGCGACCGCCAGCACGAGGCGACGCTCGACGTGCTCGAGGCGCAGGTGCGCTTCGTCCTCGACCCGGTCGGGTATGCGCCGACGGCCGCGATTTACCGGACGGTCGCGCGCGAGCTGCATCACGTCCATTCCGTGCCGCAGCGCGACGCCGAGAAGGTGGTGCGCGAGGCCGCTCGCACGGTCAAATTTCGCCTGCGCGTTCCCGCCACGTCGTGGCCGATCGCGCCGTCGTCGCCGCCGGCGACCGGCCTCATGCTCTTGCCGCAACCCCTGCAGGGCGTGGCGGCGGCGCTGAATTCCGCTTCGTCCGGAG